CTGAAATATTAGGCATGGTATTTAGCACCATAATCCGTTCAACGCCGGAATAGGGGCTAGTCATTTCTACTTTTTCACCCGACAAACCACTTAGAATAGTTGCTTTGTTTGGATGATTTTCAATATCAATTTCTAATTGTGATTGTGTGGTGTGGTAGGTGTGTACCATTGCTTCTTGGCGGTCAATAAACGGTATATCTTCACGGAAAACACCAAAGCAATTCGGGTCAACTAAAAACGGATGCAATGAACCATTTTTATTTACCAGTTTTACTATCATTGTGTTGTACACCAACGACCACGTTACGCCTTGACCGAACACAACGTCAGCATTAGAAGATAACCATTCGTCCATCACACCTTTTGATAATGAAGGTATGCGTGGTATTTCTGCCGTATTTACATCAGCACCAAGATGAATAGCAAACTTAGTGGTATCAGCACTAAAAAGAAAAGACGTAAGAAGATCAATGTGAGGAAATATTTTGTTGTAAGGCGATTCGTTATCATCTTCCGCACCTCCAAACAAATAATAATTTCTTAGATTAGCATAATGGCGTGAACGTTCGTCCTTTGAAATCAGGCATTTATTAACTAGATCGTTATAGAAAAGTTCTCGCGCTGCATCTTCTTTTGGTATTCGCATGGTTACACCTCAGTATTGTCTTTTGCCATAACTTTTGTCGGCAAATTTTTACTTAATAGTATCGTATTATCGCCACCAACAACAGAAATATTGCCATTTTGGTCTTTTGACAATGCCGAACCTGGTGTTGCACCAAAGCCTTGAATTGTTTGAACGGCCCCTGATCCGGCACTACCACCAATAACTTTACCGCCTTGGGTAAAATCTTGAAGCCCACCTTTTTGCATTTGTGTCCAGCCGGTACTACCAAATTTTTGCTTGATGTAATCCTCATAGGCTTTTGCTCTGTCTGCGGCTTTGGGGTCAACGCGCTTAACTGGCTGTCCATCTTTGTTATTCATGTCAGTTAAGTTAAATTGTTTTGCCAAGCCTTTGATTGTATTATCCAAGTTCTTAGTTGAAGCACTGTTAAAACTAGCTGCTTGCAAATGAACCACCTGTATCATGCCTTCGCCTTTACAACCCTTTGGGCAAACGGGTTCCCATGATTCAAAAAAACCATGAGCGTTACATGAATAATCTTTTAGAACTGCCATCGCTATTTCCATTTAGGTAAATTGATTGTTTTTTTAACGCGAAACACATCACTAAAATGTGGCATCAGTTTTGGTGCGTCCATTTGTCGGCCAACGGTTAATCTTGGCCCATCCAAACCAAGCGAAACTTTACGCACAATCGGCATGGGCTTTGTTGGCTTGGCATGATAAATAAGTTTCCCCAATTTTTTCGTAATCATGCCGCATTGAACGCGAATAACAAATTGCGATAATCGACGGTGCAGCAAAGGAGTAAATCTTAATCTGCCCCAAATCGTATTGTTTGAAGTGTTATTAATAAAATGATCTAATCTTGCTCTGTGAATTTTGCACGCTTTAGTAACATCGTATAACGTAATTTTGTTTGGCGTATTTTGTTGCCACTGCCCCTTTAACGCCAACAAACCACGACGCAAATCCTCCACGGCCATCAACGGAAATTGGTCATCATATTCGGTACTCATACTTGAACTATGCCCCTTTCTTTAAGATAACGCGCTACGTTATTCACCGGATTTTCCGCGTTGTTTTCGTCGCGCTGTTTTGAACTCGCCCTTGTTATTCCCAAAGGAACTAACCGCATTCGTATAAAATCAATCCACGCAATATGCGCTAACGCCGCCGCAATTACTCGATCATCTTTACCGCGACCAGGCGCACCTAACGAACCATCTTGCCTTACCACGTTGCACATTTCATCAATCAAACCTGTGCTAGTAATCACACTTGAACCGCGCTCAAAGCAATCTTTGAAAAAGTTAAGCATTCGCTCTTTGGTATCGTAAGTTGTTTTCCAGTGTAACGCAGAAGGTACGCCCATTGAATCAATACGCTTGTACAAATAATTCTGAATGTGGCCTACAACGTCCATTAAACCTTGACCGGCCCCCCCTTGCATTTGTGACGCAGTACGTTTTAAGTTTTCCATTTCCATAAATACCGCTTGACCTGGGCCATTAATCTCCAGATTAAGCATTGTATTTTTGTACGCGCCAGCCAGATAGCATATAACCCAAGCAAATTGATAGGGAGTGCATTCAGCAGTATTAAACTCAGCCACTTGATCCATGCCATCAGCGTAGCATCGCCAAACGGAAACGCAAAAACGATCAGCCCATTCACTAGAACCGTAAGCAGGGTCAGCACCGATAACATAATGTCCTCCAACGGCAGGAAACTGCCATATCTTTAGATTCGCCATGCGCTCAGAACATTCGTCTAGCTCCGTCATTTCAAATGAATCACGTAAAGCAAACCGGAAATTACTGTACTCAAATTTCTTGGCACGTTTCATATCGTCTGACATACGCGCTGAATTAAAGAAATTAGAACCTGATGCAATAAAAGCATATTCTTCTGTCGGTGGAAATTCCTGATACATCATCTGTTCGTCTTTGATGACTTCGTTCATCTTCCAACGCCACCACGCTATCTGTTCATCATCAATATCAAAATCGTAAATCTGTTTTATTTCGCGCACCCACTTACGTTCTGCCGGTGTCATGCGACCATCGTGATAAACATCGTACAAAGATGTGCCACGCTTAACTTTATAAAACTCATTGCGCCACCAGCCAATAAAAATAGCCTTACGTGTGAACGCATTTTTAGCATCATCCCACGTATCTTTAAAATGGTTAAATCCGTTTGCCGTGGTTTCCCAAATAAATAATCGGTTCGGATGATTCTCAGCTAACGACGCTTCCAATGAAGCAATGCCATCGGCATCACCCCAAAACGCTACTTCCGTTGCGTGTAAAAACGTTAGGCCCTTACTACGGCCTAACCCATTTTTAGTTTTACGTGTACCTGCTACCTGGTAGGCAATCTTTGATCTATTGCCAAAAATAAGTTGTGTGCGATTGTGAGCTTTAACGGGTTGCTTGTATTTAATCGGCAAACCACCGATATACATTTCCATCGTTTCTTTTATCATGTCGCGGGTTGGTTCGTCTTGCGTTACTATTGAACCTGACATACCTGTGTATTTACCCGTCCAATACAAATCAAGTGCCAAGCAAATAGTAGTACACATCACCTGTCGGCCTTTCAATATCACAAACGTATGAATACCTCTATTCAACCCTTCGGCAATTTCCTCAACAAAGTATCTCTGTGTGCCGGTAATTTTATCTTGGGTTAAAATGATCTCACCCAATTCTTTTGTATCAATGCGTAAAGTAGCGCAAAAATCCCAAAACTTTTCTACGCTAAATACTTTCGGTATAACAATGTCGTTACTCATGGTGTGGTCAACGTTGAATTTTCACTTACCCATTTATCGACTAAGTTCATAAACACATCGTTAGCGTCCATATCCCCATTGTCGCGTCGCTCTTTCAACATAATTAAAAAACGACCTTTAGCTTCGTTACCATTTAATGTCTGCCAATACTGCAACCAGTTCTGTTGCTTACTAAAACCACGCTCATGCTGTAACGTTTCGAGTTTCGGGTTTAACATGGTCACTCTCTTTCAGTTTTACAAAATCATCAGGCAGCGTAGAATCAAACCCTGACAGATTAAATTCTACACCGCCCTTGCCGCCTACATGCCGCAGCAGCCCCTTCTTTACCAGCCTTTTAACCAAGCGGTAAATAGTTGACCTGTGTAACTTCATTTCGCCACTGGCCTTACTTATCCACCCACTACTTACCACCCTACCCATGCCGCCCACATCTATTAGAAACCACATCAACCGATATTCATTTGCAGTCACATCGGTTCGCTTCCATAACGGTTCGGTCATTTTTTAGTTGCTTTGTGATTCATCGGCAAACTCGTTTTCTTGGCCTTTGTTGCACCAATCACCGACTTATCCTTCTCCACCTTCTTTTCTACCTTCGCATCAGGACTTGATTTAATACCCGATTTTTTAACAGCCAATTTGTTGTGATCTTTCTTATGCACTGGAAAACCTGCCATGATTATTTCCCCTTTACTTTTGATTTAGATTTCAATTTACCCACTAAGTCGCCCTTTGCCGCCACCGTCGGTTGCTTAATCTGACGGTTACTTGCAATCTCTTTGGGGAAATTCTCCTTACTCAATTTCCCATTGCCTAACGTTCTCTTTAATGTCGCCATCACTTCACTCCACAAAACCTAGCAACTTCGCCAGTATTTCACGGGATTCAACAGATAACTTCGCCCCAACATCGGCCACCTCACGAAAAAATGTGACCTTCACCGCATGTTCAGCATAACCATCAAATGCCCGAATACCATTGTCCACTGCCTTCTTCAACGGATCAACAAACGCATTCTCCAATAACGATTCCGTTACACTGTCAACATGCTCCACTTCATTTTCAATACCCCCCACCGCATGTTCCAATTCCGTATCAATCGTCCCCGCTTGCTCCACTACCGCATCCTCCATCTTCGCTACCTTGCCTTCA